CCATCAACTGCTTTAAATGTTTGTGTTATTCCTGCCTTTCTTGTAGAATCATAAGCAATAGAAGTCATCTCAAAAGACATTCTTGGTAGGGTGATTTGAACAGCTTTGTTTAAATCAGTTTGTTGTTCTAATCTTGATATGAATTTTGCAGCAGGACCATACGCAAGAGGAACTTTTTTAACATCAACAACGGTTCCAGTTGAATCTGTATGTTTAACCTCCATATCGTTAAACAACGTGCCAAAACCAATAATGGTCTTTCTAATTATTTCGTGATAGTAATAAGTACCTAACATTAGTATAATCCAAATGGATTTGATTCAGTAAAATCAAGAATTTGATCTGCCTCTGTTTCAAATTCATAACTCTGATCATATTTATCCCTATCAGTGTTTGCTGTTGAAACTCTTACTGCATATTGTGCACCAGATTCTGCACCAGTTAATATCTCTCCCTCTAAGAATGATCCTGTCTGAATACCAACTCGTAATATTTTGGTATCTAAATCCCAGTTTTTAACTCTAGCCGATGTATTTGACCTATCACCACTTACCAATTCGTTAAAGTTATAATTTGTAGTTCCAACTGATATAATTGAGGGTGATCCAATTGTAACGGATGGTGGTGTGAAGAATCCTGCACCAGCATCTTGTATAAAGATACGTGATATAGTTCCTGTAGAACTAAGTTCAGCACGAAGAGATGCTGGTAGAGCTGGTGATAATGATGGTGTGGTAACAGTTACGTTTGGAATTGTTGAATAACCAACACCTCCATCATTAGTAAGAGTAATGTTAATAATACCTTTTTTAGAATCTGATCTTATTTCAGCGGTGGCAGCAGCACCTACTCCTCCACCACCCGATATGGTAATTGTAGGAGCTAATGTATATCCAGCACCAGCGTTTGTAAGAACAATTTCCTCAATTGAAGTAACATTATTTCTAGTTGTTAATATTCCAACTGCGATTGCATCTGTTCCACCACTTGGTGCTGTTGTAATTCCTATAGTTGGTGTGCTTGTAAATCCTGATCCATCATTATTCAAGTATATTTTTTTAATGTATCCTGTTCCTAAAGTCGCTGTGGCTGTAGCAGTTACACCACTACCCACCATTTGAAGATCAGTGATCGTTCCAAAATCTTCAATTGTGCTATCTATATCTTCAATGCCTGTATTAATTGCTTCATCACCATACTCAAATAATTCACATTGTAATTCATATACATACGTATTTCCTAATTGGTAGAATGGTTGTTCATGCTCAACAAATTTTATTTCAAATAATCTATTACCCAATGGGAAAAAAATCAAATCACCCTCACGAGGTCTTAATATAGCAGGACCTATCTCAGATTCATCCTCCATATCCAAAAATGGTGATATGAAATCTTCAAATCTCTCTTTTGATATTACTAACTGTAATTCATCTCTAAGACTTACACCAAACTTAGTTAATACATCTCCTGCTCCACTATATCCATCATAAGTATTAACATACGCCTCCAACTGAAAATTATCATCAAATTTGGATGCCTCTATTTCTCTAAAAATAGTTCCTCTATCGACAAATTTTCTCGGTATGTAAGTTACCTCCACACCATATATTTTCAATTGCTCATTTATAAGAGATTGAAGTAAATTTTGTTCGTTTTGTGATCCTTGTAGGAAAAAGGGATTAAGAGCCATTATCCAATAAAATCTAAAGGTGGAAGTTCATAAGTACTGCTCATTTCTTGTCTTATAGTTTCAAGTTCCCTTAAAGCATCATCATATATCTGTCTACCATTCAATTCAATACCTCCAGGTAATTTAACTCCTTGAAACTTGATTAAATTTTGACCCCACTGTCTTTTTATCAAGGCAGTCAAATATCTTTTCATAAAACTATCATTAAAAAGTTGTGTGTAAGTTGTAGGATCTAAAATTCTATGACAGTCAATAACAATAAAATCACCTGCGTTTAAACCGTTGTAATCTATATCTAAATATAATCTATCTTGCCTCTTATTGAATCTAACTTGTGCCTCGGTTGTTAACAGGTAATCAATATCCTCAAGATATGATTTAACCATCGCATATTGTAGGAGTTCAACTGAATTAAAATAATATAGATCATTTAAAAATAACTGATATTTGATACTAAACATGCCACCAGATATCGCACTCATATCAAATTTAAATATTTTTTCAATACCAACTACAGTTTCAGGGACTTGAATAAAGTTTGATGTTTCGTAAAAATTTGACGTAGTTGTTCCATAACCACTAATATTTGTAGATGTGCCTGTGGTCGTTACTATTCCTACACCATCAGTTCCTTGTGCCTTTCCTCTATCAATGTCTCCTTGCGTAAATTGGTATTTGAGATACATTCTCTCTATACCATCAAAGTGTCTCTCTTGAAAATATTGAAATGCATCATCTACTAAGTCATCGACTTGCTCATCACTAACATTTATTTCCAATATGGGTGCACCTAACTGCCTAAAGCAATAATCAATTAATTCTTGTCGTGAAGCAGGTTTCGCCATTAGAAATCCTCAGAGTCTACTGTAATATTTTTTGGTTGTCTTTTCTTACTTTTCAGTTGAATTAACAATTTTTCCTGATCATTTACCTTTGTACTCAATTTTTCAACAACATGATTCAATCCCATAATTCTAGTTTCTAATCCTATAATTTGAGCAAGCATATCATGTGTTTTCTTTTGGTACACTGATATTAACATTTTGTATTCGTTTTCATCCATTACAAAGTATAAAAAAAGGTGGGGGTATACCCACCTATATTTATAAGTAATATTTTATTATTAGAACGAGCCACCATCTATAGTTATATTAGTTAGTTGTCTAACTGTTCCATCATGCCCAATAACTTCTTCAAGACCTGCTGTATCTTTAATATATAATCCCCCTGCTTCTATTGTTGCATGAGTTGTATTTGTTATAACACTTGTAGTTTCAGAGATATCTGCACCAAATGCAATTCTTGATACATCATCATCCCAAAATATTGCTGCCTTCTTTGCAGAATCAGTGTAGTAATGAAGAATTATTCCAACATCAATATTAGCATCAGATGTAGGAGCAACTAACGACCCACTATCATTAACAAGACCAACTTCAATTAAACTATCCTCTACCTGTAATGTTTCGGTATTAATTATAGATTGTGATCCCAAAACTGTTAGTGTTCCATTTACGGTTAAATTATCATCAACCGTAACTGTTCCGTCAGAGGAGTCTAAGGTTAAACCACCACTTGATGTATCAATCTCATTATCACCTGTGACTCCAACCTGTATATTACCACCAGTAAGATCTGTAAATACCCCAGTTGACGCAGTGGTGGCACCAATAGTAGCGTTATCTATGGAACCACCGTCAATATCTGCGGTATCTGCGACTAATGAATCAATATTTGCTGTTCCATCTATGAATAGATCCTGCCACTCATTATCAGATGATCCAAGATCTCTAGCATCATCTGTGGAAGGAACTAAATCACTATCAAATCTACCAAGTGCAGAAATTGTAGTATAATAATAGGATCCCTCTGTTTCTGTTACGCTACCAAGAT